AGGCATCGCTGCCTGTAGGCAAGTGGAATGCTCAGTGGCAACAAACTCCGACGGCATCAGAGTCAGCTATTATCAAACGGGAGTGGTGGCAACCTTGGGAAAAGGAAGAAATCCCCACTGTCGATTACATTATACAAGCATATGATACGGCGTTCTCGAAAAAAGAGACGGCGGACTACTCAGCTATCACAACGTGGGGCATTTTTCACCCAGACGACGGTGGGCCAGAGCAGATCATACTTCTGGATGCGCGACGGGGTCGATGGAACTTTCCTGAACTGAAAGAGGTAGCGTATGAAGAACACGAGTACTGGGAACCGGATATGGTGTTGGTCGAAGCGAAAGCGACGGGGATGCCACTCATTGACGAGTTGCGGTTACGCGGTATTCCAGCACTTGGCTTCTCGCCTGGTAAGGGGAAGGATAAAGTAACCAGAATGCACATGGTTGCCCCGTTGTTCGAAGCTGGTGTAGTATGGGCACCAACGGACAAAAAGTTTGCTGACGAGGTCATTGAGGAAGTAGTTTCATTTCCTAATGGCGATCACGATGACTTTTGTGATAGTATGACGTTAGCTTTGATGCGTTTTAGGCAGGGTGGGTTTATTTCTCTGTACAACGAACGCGAAGAGGAAATGGAGATTCCTCGTGTTAAGGAGTATTACTGATGGCGTTGCCACCACTTGTAGATTCTGGGATTCGTCCTGAAGACATGATGCCAACAGAGGCGTCTGTCGAAGTACCCGTTGAACAAATAGAAATGTTCGAGAACGGGGCAGAAGTTATTCCAGACGGCGAAGGTGGGGCAATTGTTCAAGCTCTAGCGGAAGCTATGATGGGAGAAATGGATCAAGAAGAATTGATTCCGTTTGACGCCAACTTAGCAGAATACCTTGACGATTCGGACATGGGTGAGATTGCAACTGAATTGTTGGCATCTTACGAAGACGACATAGAGTCAAGAGACGAGTGGGAAGAAACCTACACCAAAGGATTAGATCTCCTAGGCGTTCGTACTATCGAGCGTTCAGAGCCATTCCAAGGTGCAAGTGGCGTGACACACCCTCTGATTAGTGAGAGCGTTACGCAGTTCCAAGCACAAGCGTATAAAGAACTACTGCCTGCTGGCGGTCCAGTTAAGACACGTATTGCTGGTTTACAGAATCAAGAGACAGAGGCGCAGGCCAAGCGCGTCAAAGACTACATGAACTACTTGATCATGGAAGAGATGGAAGAGTTTGATCCGGATATGGATCAGCTTCTGTTCTATCTACCGTTGTCTGGTTCTACGTTTAAGAAGGTATACTTTGATTCTGTTCGCAACCGTCCAGTATCTAAGTTTGTCCCTGCACAAGATGTGGTGGTTCCATACTCAGCGAGTGATCTAGCGACTGCGCCACGCATTACGCACGTTCTGAAAATGTCAGACAACGATCTGCGTAAACAACAGGTCGTGGGTATGTATCGCGATGTGGAGCTTTCCGCAGCGGGAGATGACGAAGAGAACCCAGTGCGTCAGAAAGTAGACGAACTACAGGGTACATCTAAGTCTTACATGGATGATGTCCGCACAGTATTAGAAATGCACGTTGATTTAGACATCGAAGGTTTTGAAGATGTCGATGAGAACGGAGAAGCGACAGGAATTAAACTTCCATACATTGTTACGTTAGATCGGGATAGTTCTACTATTCTGGCTATTCGCCGTAACTACATGGAAGGTGACCCCTTCAAACAAAAGATTCAATACTTTGTTCACTACAAGTTCATGCCAGGTCTAGGTTTCTACGGCTTTGGTTTAACCCATATGATTGGGGGTCTTGGTCGTGCGGCAACGAGTCTCCTCCGACAACTGATCGACGCAGGTACTCTTGCCAATCTCCCAGCAGGATTCAAGGCCAGAGGGGTGCGGGTTCGTAATGATGACGAGCCGTTGCAGCCTGGGGAGTGGAGGGACATTGACGCACCTGGCGGAAACATACGGGACTCGATCATCCCGCTGCCATACAAAGAGCCGTCTGGTACGCTGGCACAGCTACTGGGTGCGCTTGTAGAGGGCGGTAGACGCTTTGTGTCAGTAGCTGACAACGCAGTGAGCAACATGAACCAGGAGATGCCTGTAGGCACTACTGTGGCGATGCTAGAGCGCGGCATGAAAGTTATGTCGGCTATTCACAAACGGCTGCACTACGCTCAGAAAAACGAGTTCCGCATTCTGGCACGGATCATTGCAGAGAATCTGCCTCCGGCCTATCCATATCCTGTAGCCAATGCAGAGTCTTCGATCAAAGTCACAGACTTCGACGGACGGGTCGATATCCTGCCCGTCAGTGACCCAAACATCTTCTCGATGGCCCAACGTGTATCGTTAGCACAAAGCCAGCTACAGCTTGCCCAGTCTAATCCTCAGATGCACAACCTCCACGCTGCATACCGTCGTATGTATCAGGCACTAGAAGTGCAGAACATTGACGAGATACTGCCACCATTGCCACAACCGCAGCCAACAGACCCTGCACAAGAACATGCGGAGGTTATCAAAGGCAAAGGACTACAAGCATTCCCTGGTCAGGATCACAACGCGCATATTATGGCGCACGTTGCGTTTATGCAGACTCCGATGGTTATGGCGGCTCCAGCAGTACAAGGTGCAATGTACGGTCACCTTCAGGAGCATATCTCATTATTGGCACAAGAGCAGGCGATGCAGCAGGTACAGCAACAAATGCAGCAGGTGCAGTTACTTGTTCAGTCTGGCGGCATGAGCTTGCAAGAGGGCGAGATGCAAATGCAACAGCTTCAAATGCAGATGCAAGACCCAGCGGCGTTGGCACGAGTTGTCGCTCAAATCGAGCAGACAATCGTACAACAGGTTGCGCAGATGCTAACCCCACCACCGCAAGACCCAGCGGCAGATCCGCTTGTACAAATCCGTATGCAAGAGTTGGGACTCAAGCAGCAGGAAATGCAGATGGATGCTCAGAACGACCAGAACAAACTGGCGTTGGAAGCGGCGAAACTACAACAACGTGCAGCGACCGACGCAGCGCGGCTTGAGACGCAAGAGGAGATTGCGGACGAACGTAACGCGGTTAACCGCGAACGGATTGATGTACAACGTCAGAGGATGAGCTAATGCCCTTAAAGAAAGGTAAGTCTAATCAGACTGTTAGTGACAACATCAGTAAGTTGAGAAGCGAAGGCTACAAGCAAGACCAGGCAGTAGCCATTGCATTAAACCAAGCAGGTCGCAAAAAGCAAAATAAGTACGAGGGTGGGGTCATAAAAGACTTCAGTCCTATTGCGCGGCCTCAAAGGTTTTCAGGTATTTTCTAATGGATCCCGTTAGCTGCGTTGCATTAGCTACGGGGGCGTACAAAACGCTCAAAGCAGCTATTTCCACGGGCAAAGACATTCAAGAGATGGGCAACACGATAGCAACGTGGGGTCAAGCGTTTAGTGATTTCAATCGGTTAGAAGAACGTCAGAAAAACCCGCCTTGGTGGGAGAAGACGTTCAAGGGTTCTGATGAAGAAACCGCAATCTTGATTTGGAATCAGAAGCGCAAGATGGAACAAATGCGCAAAGAAATAAAGGACCACATTAGTTTTGTGTACGGTCCTTCAGCTTGGGATGAAGTCCTTCGAATTGAGGCAGAACAGAGACGTATTCGCAAGGAAGCCGCGTATCGTAAGCAAGAGTTCATAGATAACTGCATTAACTGGGCGGTTGGTATTGTTGCGTTTTTAGTTGGCGGAGTGATTTTGGCGGCGGCAATTTGGATTGTCGGTAAGGCAAGGGGACGTTGGTAATGCTGTATATACTTGTGTTTATACAATACATTCCATCAACGACACTAAAGTATTACCAAATAGGGCCATCATATAGCACGTTTGAAGAATGCGAACAGGAACGCAGAAAAGCAAAAGAGGGTTTAATAGTTCACAACAGCCAAACGGTGGCTTGTCTTGAGGTTAGTGGAAATTAAGCCAAATGTCTGGTGTGTGTACAAAAACGGGAAAGTTGTTATAATTACGACGCACAAGCGGATAGCCGAAAGGTATGCAAATGAAAAAGGAAGATTACGATCTAAACGGAAACGGAAAGATTGATCCAGACGAACGTGAGATCATGCTCGAAGATCGCCGCAGACGTATGGAAGATCAAGATGCTAAGAGAGACACGCAGAGGCGACTCACAATAGCGTGTACTGCTGGGATGCTTGTCTATCCGCTAGTTATCTTTCTCGCAGTATGGGTGGGCTTAGATCGGGCCGCAGAGCTAATTACCGACATAGCAAGTGTTTATGTGATTGGAGCGAGTGGCGTGGTCGCAGCTTACTTTGGTTTCAATGCAATGGAAGCCAATGTTTCGCGGAAAGAAAACGTAGATGTCCGGTGAAGAGTTAGTCACGCACCTCATAGTGAAGTTGCTTGAGTTAGTGCTTGGCGTAGAGATGACCTTATATGGGAGTGTAATGGTATGATTCAGGCACTAATAGGACCGATTACGGAGTTAGCTGGAGGTTGGCTCAAAGGGAAAGCAAACGCACAAGCAGCGGCTGCAAACCTTAAACTTGTAGAAGCGGAAGCCAAGGCGACGATTATGAAGTCGGCTGCTACGTCAGAAGCTGATTGGGAACGGCTGATGGCGCAAGGTTCGCAGAACTCGTGGAAAGACGAGTGGCTCACTATTTTGTTTTCGGTGCCGCTTATTCTCTGCTTCTTACCGTTTGAGTGGGCGGAGAGGGCTGTACAGAACGGGTTCGCAGCATTGGAGTCTATGCCAGACTGGTATCAATACACGCTTGGTGTTATTGTAGCGGCAAGTTTTGGTGTACGTTCTGCAACTAAATTCTTTGGAAGGAAGTAAAATGGCTTACAAACTAGGAAAACGTAGCGTGGAGAAGCTAGAGGGTGTGGATGAGCGCATGGTTGCTGTTGTCCGCCACGCTATTTCGGTGACGAAGCAGGACTTCTCTGTGATTTGTGGACTCAGAACTATCGAAGAGCAACGCGCATTGGTTGCCAAAGGTGCCAGTCAGACTATGAAGTCGAAACACCTGGACGGCATCGCCGTAGACCTTATGGCCTATGTTGATGGGGGCCGATGGGAGTTGAATTTGTATGATGAGATCGCAGATGCGATGGCGGAAGGTGCCCGTGCAGTTGACGTTCCGATTCGTTGGGGTGCGGCATGGACTGTGCCAAACATTGCGCAATGGGATGGCGACATGGAATCTGCTATGAATGATTACATCGACACTCGTCGCTCACAGGGCCGTCGTCCGTTTATCGACGCTCCACACTTTGAACTTATGGTATAGGAGACGGAAATGGCTGGTAAAAAGAAACCAATGACTCAAGAACAACTTGATATGTTTATGTCTGGAAAATCGGGCTATGAAGCTATGGGCGGAACAAAGAGTCCAAGGGCTGGACGCCAAGGATTGTTTTCTCGTAAGGCGGAACAGTTAATGCGTGAAAACCCAGAGATGTTTGACGATATGGTAGAGACAAAACCGCAAAAGTTTGGTCTTGGCGGCGATGTTCGTTATAACTCTAAACGTGGGCAGACATACTAATGGTTAATATTATGATCAGCGTTCTACCGGATGGCATTCCGGTAGATAAGATGGAAGAGACAGAAGAGGGCTACACATGTCCTCTTCCTACACAAGATCCTGAGTTAAATGAGATGAATCGAGACATGGCGATTGCGGATCACAACTATCGTGAGCCGAACACAGGTGTCTCGTTTCGATCAGATCAAGTTTGTGGAAGTTGTGCAATGTATAACCAAACAGAAGACATGCTTGAGTGCCTTGGAGATGAATCAGGTAATACAGGGTATTGCCAGAGCCTCAAGTTTGCGTGTATGAAAGAAAATACATGTGACTTATGGGCAGAAGGTGGCCCAATCACATCAGACATGCAAGAGGATTACAAGGACAACCTATAATGGATGTTGTCGACTTGGCAAAATATCTGTATAAGAAAATGCAAGAGCGGGAAAAAGATTTAACTTCTGCTCTGGCACATGGTTCTGTTCAGAATTGGGAGCAGTACAAAATGACAGTGGGAGAGATACGGGGTCTCTCTTTCGCGCGTGAAGAAATCAAGACCCTGTTGGAGAAAAACGTAGACGATGTCGAAGACCTTATATCTTCCTGAACACGTTGCGCAAAAAATGAACAAAGAACGAGAAGAGGCAAAGGCCGATTCTTCTGCTTTGGACAGCGCATATGTAGATCCTGGCAAACGCGAACTGGATCCTTCTCTCCTAGACAAATCACTACTCGAACGTCTCCCGCAGCCTACAGGTTGGCGGGTTCTTGTTATGCCATATCAAGGGCAGGCAAAGACGGCGAGTGGGCTTTATATTCCTGATGAAGTTCGGGAACGGGAGTCCGTTGCTACGGTTGTAGCGTATGTGATGAAGCTAGGTCCACTGGCATACAAAGACCCAGATAAGTTTGGGCCAGACTGTGAGCCGTGGTGTGAACAAGGCCAATGGGTATGTATTGGTCGTTACTCAGGTTCTCGCTTTAAGATTGATGGTGGCGAAGTACGCATCATTAACGACGACGAAGTGATTGCCACAATCTTGGAGCCGACAGATGTCAAACACGTATGAAGAAGAAAAGCCTGAAGTAGAAACAGAAGACGAAGGACAAGAAGTATTTCTTGAGTCTGACGATTCTGAAGAACCTGAAGAAAAAGCAGCGGTTGCGGAAAAAGAGCCAGAGCCAGCTTCTGGTGATGAAGAGCTAGACAGCTATTCGAAAGGCGTTCAAAAGCGTATTAAGCAATTGAATGACCGTTACCGTAATGAGCAACTTCAACGCGAAGAAGCTGTTCGTATGGCGGAGCAGTTGCTCGATGAGAACAAAAAGCTCAAGAGCAGAGTTGAGAACTTAGACTCTGGTTACTTAAATGAGTATGGCGCACGTATCGAGAGTCAACTTGACGCGGCAAGACGCGCGTACAAGGACGCTTACGATGCGGGTGACGCGGATGCCATGATAGCTGCGCAAGAGTCGTTGGCACGAGCTACGGCGGAATCTGACCGTTATACGTTGGCTAAGAAAAAAGCTGAAGAGCGTGTTGCAGTGCAAAGAGCGCAGCCTGCTCAACAGCAAGCGCAGCCTCAACAGCAGTATCAGCAGCCTGCTCAACAGCAAGCGCAGCCTGATCCAAAGGCACAGCAGTGGGCTGAAAAGAATGAGTGGTTTGGTCAAGACGAAGTTATGACATATGCCACATTTGGGATTCACCGTAAACTTATTGAGGAAGAGGGGTTTGACCCAAACAGCGATGAGTATTATAGTGAAATAGATCGTAGGTTGCGTTCGGAGTTTCCGAACAAGTTCCAACCTGCGAAGAAATCGGGATCGAATCAGGTCGCTTCTGCTGGTTCATCTGCATCTCGCAATCCAAAACAGGGGCGTAAGAATAGCGTGAAACTATCACCATCGCAGATCGCTATTGCAAAAAAGCTGAATGTTCCTCTTGAGGAATACGCCAAGTATGTAAAGGATTAAACAATGGCTGATAGAAAACCACGCGCTCAAAATACCCGAGATTTAGACACTCGTAGAAAACCATGGGCACCGCCCAGTCACCTTGCTGCACCACCCGCACCTGATGGGTATGTGCATCGTTGGATTCGAGTCGCAATGCGCGGCGAAGAAGACAAAATGAACGTAAACGCAAAGCTGCGTGAAGGATGGGAACCTGTTCGTAAGGACGAGTATCCAGACTACGAAGCACCAACTATCGACGATGGTCGTTACGAGGGCGTTATCGGGCAAGGCGGATTGATGCTGTGCCGCATCCCTGAAGAAACAGCCCGTGAAAGAAACGAGTATTACGGGGGCCGGACCCGAGAACAAATGGTAGCTGTGGATCAGGACTTGATGAAGGAACAACATCCTTCAATGCCGATCAATCAAAGTCGGCAAAGTCGTGTAACTTTCGGAGGCCGTGAACGCGACTCCGAGTAATTTAGAGGATTGCTACTATGGCAAATACTAATGGTGCATTCGGACTACGTCCGGTGGGCGTCCAGGGTTCTGGCGCAAACACCACTGGTACGACAGAGTATCGTATTGCCTCTGGTAACACTAACGCGATCTATCAAGGTTCTCCTGTTATTCCGCTGTCAACTGGTTTCATTGACATTGTTGGCGCGGCGGCAGGTGGTACTGTAGGTCTACTTGGTGTTTTCTGGGGTTGTGAATACGTTTCGTCTACTACTGGTGAAAAAGTTTTCTCAAACTACTGGCCTGGTTCAGGCGCGGACTCTAACCATCCGGTTAAAGCCTTCGTCTATGACAACCCAGCCCAAACATTCGTTATCACTTCAAGTGCTTCACTAACAAGCGAAGCAACTGCTCGTGGTCACGTATTCGCAAACGCGAACTTTGCAGCAGGTACTTCTGGTTCAACGACCACAGGTATTTCATCTGCTACATTGGGTGTTAGCACAATCGCCACCACCGCAGCATTGCACTTGCGTATCATCGGGATTCAAGACGATCCTGAGAACCAAGACTATACAGCGGCTGGTATTCCACTAATCGTACGTTTGAACAACAGCTTCAATGCGCCTAACGGTGCTATCGTCGCTGGTACTGTTTCGAACACAGGCGTATAAGGAGACTAACTTATGGCTATCTCTCGCGCACAACTAGCGAAAGAGTTGGAACCAGGTCTTAACGCCTTGTTTGGTATGGAGTACTCTCGGTACGAAAACCAACATGCGGAGATCTTCACAACAGAATCTTCTGATCGTGCATTCGAAGAAGAGGTTATGTTGAGCGGTTTCGGCGCGGCACCGACCAAATCGGAAGGTTCCTCAATTAACTTCGACGACGCTAACGAAGCATACACTGCTCGTTACAACCACGAGACCATTGCGTTGGCATTCTCGATCACAGAAGAGGCTATCGAAGATAACCTTTATGATCGTCTTGGCTCACGTTATACTCGTGCGTTGGCTCGTTCAATGGCACACACAAAGCAAGTTAAGGCGGCAGCGATCCTTAACAACGCATTTACTGCTGGCGCATCTGCTGGCGGTGACGGCAAAGCATTGTGTGCAACTGACCACCCACTTACTTCAGGTGGTACATTTGCCAACGAACCATCAACTCCAGCGGACTTGAACGAAACATCTCTTGAAGATGCTTTGATCAACATCGCAGGTTTCGTTGATGAGCGTGGTCTAAAAGTCGCTCTACGTGGCACAAAGTTGGTAATCCCTCGTCAGTTGCAATTCGTTGCAGAACGTCTGATGGTTTCTAACTTGCGCGTTGGCACAGCGGACAACGATGTAAACGCAATCCGTTCAATGGGAATGTTGCCTGAAGGCTATGCCGTCAACGACTTCCTAACGGACCCAGATGCGTTCTTCATCAAGACAGACGCACCTCGTGGATTCGTCCACTTCGAGCGTACTCCGATGTCAACAAACATGGAAGCTGACTTCGACACAGGTAACATGCGCTTCAAAGCGCGTGAGCGTTACAGCTTCGGGTTCTCTGACCCACGCTGTGTGTTCGGTTCACCTGGCGCATAATTTATGCTACAATGAGGATGTTCATTTCATTTTGGACACCTCCCTGTTGGACTGGGGCTGCTTCGGTAGCCCCTTTCTTTTTGTCTAAAAGTTCTGTATGGTTGATTTATCCCTGACAGCTACATGGTGTGGCTGACACTAGCCAAGACAGGAGAATGACATGGCTCGTACTACTTTTTCAGGCCCAGTGAAATCAAACACAGCTTTCTGGGCAAATCCAATTCTTTTTGCAGACTTACCCACCGCTTCTGCCGACAACGAAGGTTACATCTACTACGTGTCAAATGCTCTTAAAGCATCTGAGACGGCAACTAACGGCACAGGCAACCTAGTATTTTCTGACGGTTCAAACTGGATTCGTGTAGATACTGGCGCAACAGCAGCAGCATAAGGAGCTAACTTATGGCTGGTCCAGTCAGTGCATATAATTGGGTTCAAGGAACGGCGGCTGCGGTTGTCGGTCCATCTCGTTCTCGTTTACGGCAGGTTGTAATTTACGGTGCGGCTGCGGGTGCGTTCACGTTGAAAAACGGTGGCGCAAGCGGTGATACTTTGCTTACGCAAACATTTCCGGCAGGTCACCACGTAATGAACA